CTTCTTGGAATTTACCATTATTTACTGGTATACTCCGCAAATTCATTCTCCGATCGATCATTAAGAAAAACGCCCGGTTTATTTATTCTCTTCAAAAGGGAACAAAAGCTGGATGTTTACCTCTGAACGTTTGGTCTCTTGCTAACGCTTTGAGATCCCATTCTTCACGCCTTACGCGAGAACCGGTAGACCTTGAGCAAGATGCGCTTACTGAAATAGAGCTCGTTGTAGACGAGATCTTCTCAGATACAAATCTTGGCCCCAGAACAAAGTTCTGTCCCAGTGGTTCTGCGTGCTACGAGTTTCCCCGCAGTAAAGGCGGATGTTCAGCATTTGTCAATAAGCTGAACTTCACGAACGAGGATGGTGGCCTTCCACCCTTATGGAACATGAATCTCAACTCAACAACTTTCGGAAAAGTGAATTCGCTCGGATTCGATTTAGTACACAATCAAAAATCGATGAAGATCCTTTAAGTCAACTTCATGCAGGCGTCGTGGCTGTCGATGATCCTCTCAAAAAGAGAATTATTACAAAACACAACGGCTTAATTAATACTGCACTGCAACCCATACAGGGTCAAATGCTTCATGCCTGGAAGACATGTAAGTATTCGACAATGCGAGGTCAAGATTGCACAGAAGTTGTACTTCAAGTTGATAAAATTGAGTTACCATATTTAATCTCTGGAGATTATGAGGCTGCGACAGATCTTATAAATAAGTCTGCCTGCGAAGCTGTCCTCGGTCGACTTCTCGATAGAGAAGTCCCAGACAGTGCTCTCGCCTTGTACTCACAGAGTGGTGTTATTCTACATTATCCTGAAATTTCTAACGAACGTATTCTCAAAGAGAGGGGCGGTAAAAGGAGACAACTCCTTAACCCAACGACTTTTATATGGGAAGATTCTGATGCACCCAAGGAAATTTTGTTTCCTAAGTGTACAGTTCATGCCCTAGAAGGTCAGACCATGGGTGGTCCGGTTTCGTTCTCTACTCTTTGTGTAATAAATCTTGCGGCATATCGCCTTGCGGTCAAAATCTGGAGAGATAGACCACTTGGTGATGACCCTCTTACTACTCTCGAGGAAAGACATGATAGTCCTATCATTGTTGAGTATATGAGAAGAGTTAAAATCACCAAAGATTTATTGGAACACGTTGTTATTAATGGAGACGACATTTTATTCAAATCTGATGACGAATTATATGAAATTTGGAAGCAGACAGTCACAAAGTTCGGTTTGAAACCTTCCCAAGGGAAAAATTTCAAATCTAAGGACTTTTGTACCATTAATTCTCAATTGTTCATGCGAGTTAATGGTGTCCTGACACGTCAAGGTTACCTTAATCAAGGTATGCTCTACGGTCTCGACGATTATCAACTGACAAATCCGATTCAATTTGCACAAGGATTAAATGAAATGTTTGAAACTTGTCCTGAAGCAACTCCAATTCTCCCACTTGTGATGCAGAGGTTTAACAACCGATATGGTGATTTTTCACCGAATTGGTTTATCCATCCAGCATTAGGTGGTTTCGGAATCAAACCAAAGTTTGCGATTGGACCAATTACGGTCACAAAAGATCAGCAAGCAATGGCGACAGAGTTCAAAAGGAACCCAAATCTTGCTTTACACCGACTCGAACGATCTGAAGATGCGACGAATTTCTCGCCAACCATCAGAAGGATCTATGATTCAGTTATCAAAGTTAAGATTGTCCAGGGTGACTATGTACCTCTTCCGAATGAAGTCCCAATCAGAGAAATAGATTGGGTTGCTCGTTTCTCACTTATTCAATATCTTCAATCTCCTGGAAAGTTTACGACTGACCGGGGCGATTATAAGAATGTTCGAATGAGAAGATCGAAACGCAAGAAGTTAATGGACAAAGAAAAGTGTCTCAATCATGATATAAGATTCTTTGCGACCAATCCAGTACCCTGCCCTCCACTCCAAGTCCTCCCTAAGAAGGGTTCTTGGGAATGGGTCCCACTTCGAGAAATTGAAGTCGTGGACAAGATTCCAGTGTGGCCAGAGGTGCGACGGGGTCTTAGCCTTTAAACCGCCCAAAACTGTTCCTAAAGGAGATAGGATTAAAAC